TGTTGGGTGACTTGCCGCTATTCAGAATATCGTTGCTCGTCGCTTTGACATCGACAAATCCAGTTACTGATGATGAGTGTTTCCTTGTTCGTTTAAATTGAAGAATAACATCCGCCATGTTAAGTCGTTCCCCTGATTCGACATTAACTAACTGGTATTCATTTTCACTGTCCTCAACAACGTCTGTGAACAGTTCTTGAGCCCACGCTTCAACAAAAGGCCCAGCAATCTTATTCACATTCTCCATTGGGATTCCGTATCTAAGATTTGTGTTGATGATGATTTTGTTTCGGCCCACGTCTAGAGCGGTTTTAACCATTTTTTCTATTGAAGTAACCACAAAACTGGAACACTCGGAATAGTCTTCCGATTCCACTGGTATCTTGAGGACAAGATTGAGGTAATCACTATTCAGCATTTCTTGAGACTCCACTGGATTTTAAAATCCGATCCTACGCGATTGGAGGAGTCAGGCAATAGAACTCTTGTGCAGTTTGCCGTGATCAGAGAGGGAATTTAAAATCTAGGTTAATCAGGAGAGTGAATCGTGCCAACAGACGAATCAAGTTGGAGATTTTACATCATATCGAGTGTCATCATATTGATAATCGGTGGATTGCTTGGGTTGGGCGTCAACCTCATCACTCCGAAAGTCAAAGAGACTGGAGAAGGTTGGTTTCAAAAGCGCCGCCTCAAGAAAGAGAAATACAGAGCAAAGCTTGAGAGAGCATCCCACGATTTAGACACAGATCCCACAATAGTCTACTTATACTTTGTTGGTTTGGTATTACTTTTGGTGACAGGATTCGCGCTTTTGGGAATAGCCGCGATCATTATGGCCGTGATTTATCTATACTTTGAATCTGTTGTGCCTCCCGCTGATGGGTTTATAAGAATAATGCTAATCATCGCGGGTTTAGTTCTTCTAGCAGCGTTCGTAGTAGCTGGCTCTTACTTTGCTGTTCGCTGGATGGGGTTGGTTGCTTACGCTAAAGATTTGTATCTCGTACACTCAGACAGAAAAAGGGCAGAGAGGAAAGCAAGGAAAGAAGCGGAAGTTGAAAACGACCAAGAAGAAATGATAGACTAGCAAAATGCTCATGAAGTGTGTGGGGTGCAATTCCGAGCACGACCACCATAGTTGGAAGTTTAAGGACTACGAAGACCGGAAAGGTCAAATAAAAAGTGGATGGTTCTGTGGCAAACACTTCAAACCCTCAGTAAAAGAGTGGGTTCCCGATAGAATAAAGCAAGAAAGAAAAGCACACTTCAAGGATATAGTGCAGCCTTGGAGAGACAACGAACCCTCAAGGGAATATATAGACACGTACCCAGAACAATCTAAGAAGATTTTTACTCCAAAGGAAAGAAAATCAGCCAAGAAAGTTTGGAGTGACATCGCACCAAAATGAACAATCAAATTATAGAGTTGCTTTTTAAAATCATTGACTCGGACATCTCTAAAGATGCCAAAGAGAAGATACTCTTGCACTATATGCTCCCCAAACCAAAAGAAGGCTATGAGTCTGAGATGGTCGCACCAATAGAAAAGATCGAAGATACGGGCAGAGTGGGAACTATCAAGCGACCTTCAAAGAAGGAGATCGATATGAGGAATAACCCAAAACTAAAGGAAGAATTTGAAGCAATGGCTGAAACACTAGAAAAACTGGAAGTATGAGTAGACCGACTAAATACAAAGACACCTACCCAGATCAACTGTATGAACATATGAAGGGTGGTCTTAGTTTTGAATCATTTGGTGGAGTGATTGGTGTCTCTGAAGAAACTCTACACAAGTGGAAAAACCAAAAATCTAAGTATTTTCGTAAAGCGTTTTCTGAGTCCTATAAAAGGGGGAGAACCGCTTCCATGCTTCATTGGGAAGAATTAGGACACGACATGGTACTCGCCGGACAAGGCAATGCAACGGCGTGGATATTCAACATGAAGAATAGATTTAACTGGAAGGACAAAAAGGATATCACCACCGACGACGAAAAAATAACTGGTCCAATACTTCTGGCACCCAAACGAAATGGAAGAATATTGGACACCCCACCCAAAACAACAGGAGGCTCTAAGGCGGAGTGAGTTTGAAATACTTTATGGAGGAGCACGAGGCGGAGGCAAGACCGACGCGGGTATAGTTTGGCTCAGTTATGATATTGCTAATCCTAGATTAAGAGCCTTAGTTATTAGACGCAATGCAGATGATTTATCCGACTGGGTAGATAGAGCCAGAAGGATGTATGCGAGGTTTGGTGCCGACTTCGCTTATAGACCAACAGAGATCAAATTCCCCACAGGCGCAATCATAAAGACAGGACATCTCAAAGACGACAGTTCATACACCAAGTATCAGGGACACGAATACCAACGAATGGTTATTGAGGAGCTTAATCAGATACCCGAGGAGAAGCGATACCTTCAACTTATAAGCTCGTGCAGATCGACAGTAAAGAACTTGCCGCCTCAAGTCTTTTGCACAACTAATCCAGGCGGAGCAGGACACGGTTGGGTTAAGAGAAGATTTGTTGACGTTGGACCACCCAACATTCCATACACAGACCCCGATTCAGGACTCAATAGAATCTACATACCAGCGACTATCGATGATAACCCAACACTCTTGGAGAACGATCCTAACTACCTAAAGATACTTGAGGGATTAAAAGAGACAGACGTTGAATTGTGGAAGGCGTGGAGATTGGGTAGTTGGGATACCTTCGCTGGACAGTTCTTTAGGGAGTTTAGACGCGATCTGCATACCTGTAAGCCGTTCACACCAAAGAGCGAGATACCAAAGTACGCGGGTGTTGACTGGGGACGTATTGCACCCTTTGTATTCCTAGCTGGTGCGTTTGACGTGGTTAAGATGGAAGACGGCAGGGTGTTTCACAGAGTGTGGATATATAAAGAAATCGACGGCACCGAGAAAAATCCAAAAGAGTGGGCTGATGAAATAAAAGAGAGAGTAAATATCGAGGAGTTCACTAGGATATCAGTTGATCCGGCGATGTTCACGAAAGGTCAAGACAACTCAATCTCAATAGCGGATCAATTTAAAAAAGAAGATATACGCATGAAACCCGCTAGTAACGACAGAGTCGGTGGATGGTCGGTGTTACACGACTGGTTATCAATAGCACCAGATGGTTTACCCTATCTTGTAATCACCGAGGATTGCCATGACCTTATTACTACACTACCCGAGCTTGTACACGATGATAATAAAGTAGAAGATGTGGATACCACCGGTAACGATCACTGGGCTGACGCTTTAAGATACATGCTAAAACACGTAAAATGGATAGATGCTAAAATTGGAGGGGTTAAGTCAAGTCCACCCGAGCCGAAAATCAAGAAGGGTCCACTCATGAATCTTGACTTGGAGAAGTTTGAAGGTAGATCAAAGAAACGTCGTTACAAAGAGGTATGAAGGTATCAATACTAAGTAGAGAAACAACAGAAATCAGAGTGGTTGACGTTGATGTGACTTCGGTTGTATTGGTGGCAACTCCCGACAATAGACTGAAGATGTTCTTTTGCCCTAACTGTCAAAATCCTGTGGTGCAGTACAACGGTCAAGTGGTACAAATACTCCCGGGTGCAGTTCCAACAGACATACCCATCTTAGTTCAGTGCTCTAACCGCAATTGCAGGACTAAATATTTATTTGAGAGAATTGCTGTAAGAGATGATATAATGGGGATATGAGCATTCTAGCCCTCCGAAAGGTGGGCTTTTCTATTTATGGATAACGACAAAGACCAAATACAAATCCAAGATCCTTTAAGTCTGGATATTGATGATGAAAAATTCGCCACAATCATCCAAAAGCGCATTGATAACTCCAAGGAATGGTACAAGGAAAAGAAGTATGACGAACGTGTAGAGAAGAATGAGAAGTATTACTTCGGCAAACAAGTGGATATAGAAGAACTCAAGGGCTACGAAGGCAAGTGGTTAGATAACATCATCTGGGAATCGGAGAAAAGCATCAAGGCTATATCTCTCTCACGAATGCCAGACTTGATCGTTAAACAGGGTAACGAAGGGGATCAGAGCAAGAAATCAGCCGAGGATTTATCTAAGGTAGTTGATAGTGGCATTAAACGCCGAGAGATGAGGCAGGTATTGGCACTCGCCTTTAAACATGTTCCAGTCTACTACCAAGGTGTTATTAAATATCGATGGGACCCCGAGCTGGGCGAGGATGGAGACTACATATTCGAGGTAGTGCATCCCAAGAATATTGTGGTTGATCACACATCCCCAAGTAACGACCAAAAGGATATGGACTTCGTAGCGCAGAAGCTGGAACTATCTATTAAAGAGTTGATTATGCGCTTCCCAGACAAGAAGAAGGAAATCATCGAAGCCGCCCAGAAAGATGGAATACAAGCCAACGACGATGGGGAGATACCAGAGGCTAAAATGGCAACCAAAGTGCACCCTTGGGAGATATGGTTCACTTGGTACAAAGAGACTGAAGGCGGGGAGTATGAAAGAGTTGAGGGTGTAGCGTGGAAGTATCACAAAAAGATTTTAAAGAAGATCAAGAATCCTAACTGGGACTGGGAAGGGCAGACGAGAACATTCAATTATGATCAGGAAATGGGCGAGGATGATATAAGACAGACAATGCTTGGTGGAATGGAAGTGCCAGGGATGAAAACCGAGACCTTCTACAATAACTATTTCGAGTCTCCAGAAAAACCCTTTATCTTTTTAAATTCTGAATTGTGGGGCAATTCACCACTAGACGAAACATCAAGAATAGAGCAGTTGATCCTCATGCAGTACACCCTAGACGAAAGAGGAAAGATCATCGCCGAGAAACTGAAGAATCGAACTAAGCACATATTCTCCAAAGACGGCGGTTTGAAAGCTGATGACATAGAGGAAATGGACATCAACGATCCCGACGAGGACTTACTTGTTGACGGGGATGTGGGCAAGGTTCACGGAATAATCGCACCAGATCTAGCCACTCCACAAGAGTTCAAAGACTATGAAGACACAAGAAGTCGTATGTTCGCAAAAGCCGGCACGTTTGCAACCCGAGGAGAATTACAGTCTGACACTGCTACGTCAAACCAAATCGCACGAGAGGCTGATTTCACGCGAGCAGACGATCTTGTAGACGATACCATTAACTATGCGGCCGAGAAGATGTCCAGGGCGGTACTACAGATGATCAAACTAAGGTACACCAATGACCATTATGTACGTATTCTTGGCGACGACGGCAATACGGTCTTTACAAGAGTCCACAGGGATATGGTAGAAGACGGCATGGAAGTTCAAGTAACCGCCTCGGGCACAGATAAGCTGAAAGCCGAACGACGCGCTATGGACATGGCTGGCATGAAACTCATTGACCCTCTCACTTTCTATAAGGATGTCGGAGCCAGTGACCCACATGGAAGAACCAAGAAGCTAATGACGTTTATGATGAGTCCAGAGCAATATATGGCAGAGTTTGTGATGGGATTGAAGGACAGCGCGGCTATGGGTGAAGCTTTGAATGGTCAAACTGGCGGCCAACAGGCGTTGATGGACATCGCTCAAATGCAGCAAGGTCAGATGCCCCCAGTACCGGAGAATGTAGATGCTGAGTATCTGGACACACTAACCACCTTTATGCAATCACCCGAATTTATGGCGTTACCACCAGAGTTACAACAGGCGATTAGCAGTTTTGCCGAGCAAGTGCTAAATATCGTCAGTTCACAGACCCAAGAGCAACCACAACAACCATCACCGTCAGATCAGTTTGGCGGTTCAGCGGCTGGACCCAGCCCGATGGATACAACCAAAGTAGCAACCGAACCTCAGACATTAGCACCGGGTTCAACCAGACGGTTATAAGAATTAGACCTCGGCAAAAGGTTGTGATATACTTTACATAATGGCAACCGACGAGCCAAAGAGCATTACTCAGGAAACTACCGAAACTAAAGATCAGGTAGTGGATGAGACTTCACAAGAGACCCCAAAACAAACAGCCGAAGATCAAACAACAGGAACAAAAGAGGTAAAGGAAGAGACCTCAGAGGTTGATGTGGAGAAGATCACAGAGACCGCTACCAAAAGAGCCGAAGAGCGTGTGGCTCAACGATTACTCGACGCACTGGGCGTTACTAAAGAGGAGAAAACTCAGGCTGAAGGGGAAGGATTGATACCGCCTTGGGAGAAGGAAGGCAGAAACCCCAAGAGTTATAAGGAAGTGGCTGAGTTTTCAGCACAGCTCGCGGAATGGAAGCTTGAACAGACCCAAAAGGCGAAGGAAGAAGAGGAAGAGCAAGCCAAAGAGCAACAGAAACAGACTAATGAACAATGGAATAAGTATTGGGACGATCAACTAGATGAGTTGGTTGCCTCTGGGAAATTGCCGAAGGTCGAAGACTCCAAAGACCCAAACGATCCTGGTGTAGTGGCGAGAAAGGTACTCTTCCAAAGCATGTTCGATATCTCCCAAGAGAGACTACAACAGGGTAAACCGGCAGTAACTTCTTTAAAGGAGATATTTTACGAACACTACAAAGATCCCAACGCTCAACCAGCAGGTTACGATGCACCCATATCTCTGGGTAAGAGAGCTGTGTCAACAGGGGAGAAGGCTGATTACTCGTACAACGACATTCATGGATCAAGTTACTCAGAAATCATAGCCGGTAAGAAATAGGCTCAGATTGACCACTTGACATAAAGATTTAGACTGTATTATAATTACAGCATACGAGAAATATACCTCGCCAAAAGCGGGGTTTTTTTATTGATTAAAACATGGCAGTAGACGGAATCACAAATTCAAACAGAGTAGATGCAACAACAGAGCGAAAACTCTACGCTAAGGTTGTTGACGGTGTAGGAAACTCCAGATCATACTTCGCTAGAGCAATGGGTAAGGCAAAACCGTTCGTTGGTAAATCCATGGACGTGAGCATCAAATACCAAAATTCTAACACCTTTGAATGGTTCACTGGTCTTGAAGCACTAAATTCGGCAGCTTCGGATAATACAATCACACTTTCCTTTAGACATGCAGCGGGAACTCAACCAGTCGTTTCTATCATGGTTGAATCTTTTGCTAATCAAGGTGAAGCAGGAACGATTGATCTCGACGACTACAAATATGAAGAAGCGGTCATGGAAGCAGTACAAGCAGTCGGAACCAAAACATTCTCAGGACTTGGTGCCGCTAACGACATTCTCGGACTAGAAGCAATAGTCGACGACGGATCGAACGTAGGAACAATCGGAGGAAAACTTCGATCTTCTTATGACACACTAGATGCAACGGTAACAGCCTCGAGCGGAACTTTGACCTTGGCAAAAATGGCAACACTTCATAGCGCAATATCAGCAGGTGGAGTTGTAGCTTCTGAACCAAATATCATGGTAACAACAAAGACTATCTGGGATTTGGTAGAGCAACTTTTGCACCCAACATTGAGGAATAACTATTCCACACTTCCAGTGAGAGGTGACAACCTAGAAAAGGGTGACGGACTCAAGGGCATGGCTGGTTTCAGGGCCATCACATGGAGAGGTATCCCAATAATTCGAGATGACGCTTGTACTTCTGGAGTTCTCTACATGCTTAATGAAAAAACATTTGCATGGCACGGAAGAACATCTGTACCAGAGGCATACAGGGGTGAACTTGAAAAAGTTAGTCTCGGAACCGCTTCAGCAATGGAAGGTACTGGAATCGACACACTACCAAGTGAATGGAATGGTTGGTTCTACAAACCAATGCAGATGCTTCCTAACCAAGCAGGCATGGTTGCAAGATTATTCTTAATCGGGAACTTTGTACCAAAAGAGTTCAGAAGAAACGGTAAATTAACAGGAATAACAGGAGTGTAATAATATGGCAAATCAATCAACAGGATACAGAACAATATCGGGATCACTTTTAACTGATCACGGCACAACCCAACTCGAAACATTGGGAACAAGAGTAATGGACAGAGCTGGTAATGAATATGTCTACCTACTCGGAGTAGCATCAACCGTAGCGAGTTCATGGGTAACTTATGATGAAAATTACGCGACAGCACTCTTGACCAGTAATGCCAAAGGAATGGTTGCAATCGCACAAGCGGCAACAGTTGCAAATGAATATGGATGGTACTTAATCTACGGAGTAGGCACTGGAGTAATCGGAAACGAAGTCTCAGGTGACACACTGGCTTATATATCCTCAGTTACGGGATCAGTAGACGACCTCTTGGTAACAGGAGACGCAATACACGGAGCAATAATCAGAGGAGCATCCGCAGTAACTGGAGCAGCAGTAGCAGTTCAAATCAATTATCCATTCGTACACGACAACGTGATCTAAGGATAACTAATAGTTAGTTGGTCAGCCTCGCCTTGAAGCTAGAAGAGGCGGGGTTTTTTAATAAAATGGCAATAGACGTACTAAAGAAACACGTACCAGGAATACAAGAACACGGCATCGTAACTGATGCTACTGTCACTTTGACTGGAACAGTTACTCTACCTGATGGAGTGATACTTAATGACGCACCCTTAGTTTTGACTTCAGCCCAGTTAACTACAGTTAGCACTTCTGCTATCTATACGGTTGGAACAAGGGCTTTTGACTCTTCACACAACGAATATGTTTTCCTAAAAGGAGTAGCTTCGGTTGCAGCAGGAAGCTGGGTATCTTTTGACGAGAATTTTGAAACTACACTTTTAACCACATCATCTGTGGGTGCAGTGGCTGTTGCAATGGCGGCTACGGTTGCCAGTAGATGGGGTTGGTTCCAGATATACGGAGAAGGATCTGGCATAATTGGAAATGAAGTATCCGGAGACTTGAGAGCATACATCAGCTCGGTTACTGGCTCTATCGACGACTTGATGGTAACTGGAGATTTGATACACGGTGCATTCATAAGATCAGCGTCAGCGGTAACAGGCGCAGCTGTAACGGTTCAGCTTAACTATCCTTTCACCGATCAAGCCTCTGGTTCGTACTAACTTCAAAACAGTCCTTTACACGGTATGATACAATCGTGCTATGTCGTGGGACGATGCACAAAAGCATGAAAGTATCTTCTGGAATGATGCGCTTGGTGCCAACACCTTCACCGAAGAAAACAAGCAACTAAAGATTTACTCTCCAAGACTTAAACTTACAATCGACGCTTGGTCTAGTTTAGACTTTGAAAATAAGTCTGTCGTTGATGTTGGAGCGGGACCAGTATCCTTGCTTTTAAAAGGAAAAAATCTAAAGAAGGGCTACGCAATAGATCCGTTGATGGACAGTTTTCCTCAATGGGTAAGAGATAGATATAAGTTTGCGGGGATAGACTGTAGTGCGGCTAGGGGTGAAGAGTTTAAACAATCGGCTGACATGGCGATAATCTATAACGTATTACAGCACGTAGTCGATCCCCAGAAGCTGATTGAAAACACCAAAGCCCAGGTTACAGAGATTAGGGTCTTTGAGTGGATCAGCGTGCCGGCAGACGAAAAACACCTCCACGTATTAACGGCGTCAAAATTAAACGAATGGTTTGGTACCAAGGGGATAGTGGAACATATCACAGAAGAAAACTCGTTCACTCAATGTTGGTATGCAACCATTAAAACATGAGGTTCCATGTAGTAAACCTACCACACACACAGGTTGCCAAAGGCAAGTGGAGTCAATGCGCTTATACCGCTAAATGTAGAAAGTTTTGTAAGATGATGTCGGATCGTGGGCACGAGGTCATTTTGTATGCTTCAGACCTCAATGAAACCCCAGCCGAGCTTGTAACTTGTATCACCACAGAGCAACAGGATTACTTCTTGGGGGAGTTTGATTGGTACAAAGAGGGTGCTATTTATAAGATGCCCTACGACAGAAAACTCCCCATCTGGAGGATATTTAACGACAATGCCATCAAAGAGATAAAGAAGAGAGCTAGACCTGGTGACTTTGTGCTTTATCTGACAGGCAACACTCAGCAAGATATCCAAAAAGCACTCCCCGAATTAAAGCACGTTGAGTATGGAATCGGTTATCCTGGCATATGGAACACTCCCTACAAGGTGTTCGAGAGTTACGCATGGATGCACTACCTCTATGGCAGGTACACAATCCCCGATTATGAAAGACAAAACTATGCCGTAATTCCCAACTACTTCGAGATAGACGACTTTCCATTCAGCGAGGAGAAGGAAGACTATCTACTTTTCATGGCTCGCCCCATACCCGCTAAGGGATTGGCTTCTGTTATGATCTTGGCAAGGGAAGAAAACATAAAGATCAAGGTTGCAGGTGCAGTTCCAGTTGAAGGAGAGAATATCGAATGGGTGGGTTATGCCGACGAAAAGGTGCGTGGGGAGCTGATGAAGAAGGCTAGGGCGTTACTATCTCCTACCCTCTATGTAGAACCATTTGGAGGAGTTGCCGTAGAAGCACAGATTTGCGGTACCCCCGTAATAGCTTCACGGTGGGGTGCTTTCACTGAGAATGTAGAGGATGGTAAGACTGGCTTTCTGACAAGCGACTATTCCGAGATTAAAGAAGCAGTCAAGAAGATTGACACTCTCGACAAGAAATACATCCGAGACAGAGCCATAAGACTCTACAGTACCGAAAGTGTTGCCAAGCAATACGAGGATTACTTTAAAAGAATCAGTGTGGTATAATTTAATAACAGGAGATTTATCCCGCAACAGGCGGGATTTTTGTTTTTATGGCACTACCAACATCGCAACAAATAGACGCTAACAACAAAACTGTTTACTCTAACGAGGCATTCCTTTTGGAGTCTACTTGGACATTCTCAGAGCTTACAACTGGTGCTACGGGCGCACATACTCTATTTACAGTTACTGGAAATGTTTTACTGACAGTGTTTGGTGTATGTGATACCAATCTAGTTGGAGCAGCCACAATAGAGGTTGGCACAGCGGGAAACACTGCACAATTATTAGCTCAAATAGCCAACGCCACAACCCTTGATGATGGGGATGTCTACGTAGACGCTGCCACTGAAGTGGGCGCAGGTACTATTCCTTCCACGCAAGTAATTAACGACGGTGCTGATGTAATTATGACAATAGGAGCCGCTGCCGTAACTGCGGGAGTTGTTGATTTTTATTGTCTCTGGAGACCCCTAAGTGCAGGATCGAGCGTTAGTGTAACAACACCAGCATAGTAGACTTTACATAACGGTGTGTGATATATTACAATTGTTTACATGGCAATAGCTAAAACACAATCTAGTGAAAAGAAGCCCCAAGCAGTTTCTCTCCTTCGTGATTTCCTCGCACAAAATCATATAACCCTGAATCTTCTGCCTTTTAAAACATACTACGACAACGGCAAGTTGGTTATTGAACCGCCGCAGATTGCCGTAGACTTTACAGAAGATACAAAGAAAAAATGACAGACCAATCAATAGATACAAGAGAACTTGAACGTAAGAGCCAAGACAGAATTAAGGTTCTAAATCCCACAGATAAAGAATTGAAGGTTGTATGGGATGGATATGCACACAAAGTCCCAGCAAAAGGGGACGCGACGCTCCCTAGATACCTGGCGAATAAATACATCAGGGAACAGGCAACAGCATTTCTCGTCAATAAACAAGATGAGGCTGTAAGTCTGGAGAACGAAAAACGAAGAAAATCAGGCAAAGAAGAGATGGAGAAATGGCAGGGTGGAGATCAAGAGGTGTTTGAGGGTAAGTTCAGGTTTGCGCATGGCGTGAATAACCCTGAAGCATTGCGTATGGCGATGAAGATGTTCTATGGTGGTTTAGTCGAAGAATACGGACTCGACATGAGAGCCGAGAAGGAAGAGGGGCGAGACAATCGAAGAATAGAAGATGTCTTGCTTGAAGATCTGGAAAGAGAAACGCCTCAAGTTGATGACAATGTTGCGTCTAAAGAAAAAGGTATCGAGAAGGATAAGAAGAGTGAACTAATATCTAAAATATCACAATGAAGCCGATAAGAAGACAAGTAAGTGAAATCTTGGGAGTGCTGATTCCAGAGAACAAGTGGAAAGAGGTATTCAAAGAACTCAACGGTGCGGGAAGAATAACACAGAAAGAGATCACTGAAATTGTGATTGTTATACTCAAGCGACTCGAGGAGATGGAAGATGAAAAATGATCCATTCGCACCGGTCCCCAAGAAAGTGGGCGTCTATAATCCACTAGCCTATGATTTCTCTGTTGAGTACGACACTTTAGGTAATGCAGAACCCAAAACTTATACCGTTAGATCTCAGGAGATAGCCTATTTCAAACCACATCTAGCCGAGCACATCAAGAAGCATCTTCTGGACGAAGTCACAAACGACAGGGGTGCAAGCCCGTTGGATCAATTGGTTAAACAAGAGATTCTTGATGAAATAAAAGTATGAAGCCAGACACCATTAACTCAATAAAACAGAAGGCTCTCTCCCTAATGGAAGAGCTTAATAATCTAATGGACTCGATCAAACGTATTGAAGAGGACAAGGAGACAATAACTGTCAAGAAGAAGAGTTTGGTGGGGAAAGAGAAAGACCTTGCCAATAGAGAGAGGGAGCTAGAAGAGCGCACCCAGACGATTGAGGCAGAACTCAAAAAAGAAAGAGAGGTAGATAGACACAGAAAAGAAGTTCTGGACGCACGAGAGAAAGACTTGGAGAACAAGGAAGCCAAACTCAAACGGATTCTGCAAACAGTTTAATGATATAATAGATGTATTAGGTAATTTAGCCTCGCATTTGCGGGGCTTTTTGTTTTTATGGCAAGGGCAAAACGAGACGACAATTTCATACCAGCTTTACTCGCCGAGAACGATTCATCTGGGTTAACGGAAGCTGTTTTAAAAGACAACTCTACTGGTGGTGTGTATGTCCATATAGTTGGTACTGAAGTGGGTGCCGCGGGTGGGACTTCGTCTGTGGATGATAGCGCATTCACAGCAGGTTCGGGTTCAGGTACTCCGATCATGGGGTTTGCCACTTCAGACGCAGTAAACGCAGGTGATGTTGGTGTTCTTGCAATGGATACTAACAGGAATCTAAAAGTGTCCATTGAAGCTGACAATGCAGGTATAGGAGGAGGGATACAGTATACCGAGGATGCCACAGATGCTTCTATCACAGGAACGGTGGCCATGATGGAGGTTGCCGCAGATGCTATCGAACCTTTACAGGGAACCGTAGCTGATGGGCTTTTGGTCAACCTCGGAACTAACAATGATATTACGGGAACTGTTACTGCAAATCTATCAGCCGTAGACAACGCAGTCTTAGATGATATTGCAGCCGATACCGAAGCCATAAAGACAGCAGTAGAGGGAACACTTACCGTAACTGGTGGTGGCGGTGGAGTCGAATACACCGAAGGGGACACGGATGCAACCATTACAGGCTCGGTTGCTTTAATGGAAGTAGCGGGCGATGCAATACAACCAATTCAAGGTACCGTAGCTGGAGGTCTACTTGTAAATCTTGGATCAAACAACGATGTCACAGTAACTGGGACGGTTGATCTCGGCGCAACAGATAACGCAGTCTTAGACACTATAGACTCGGTTCTTGATACGATAAACGCAAAGCTTGTAACGGGAACCGATATTGGGGATGTAACAATAAATAATTCCACAGGAGCAGCAGCAGTAAACATACAGGATGGCGGAAACACGATAACGGTTGATGGGACAGTGGCTGTTACTCACGCCGCCCTTACGGAACTGGGTGCGGCCATAAACTCAGACAAAGTAGATGTAAACATCGTATCGAGCAGTGTGGCGACTGGTGGTACTTCGGCGGCTGATGATGATGATTTTACTGCGGGTACGACCCCGGGGACTCCACTTATGGGAGCTTACGATGACAACGCAACGGCGGTTACTGATAATGATATGGGTATAGTGCGTATCACCTCAGATAGAAAAATGCACGTTACCGATGCTTCTTCTCAAGCTCTTTTGACAACAATAGATGCTGATACTTCGGCTATTGCAACAGACGTAGCCGCAATAGAAACACTTTTGACAACCATTGAAGGCAATCAGTTGGCAGATGGTCACAATGTTACGGTAGATAACGCCTCACTTACTGTAGATTTGGGAGCAAATAACGATGTTACACTAGCCACACTTCCCGACACAGCAGCGAGTGACTTGGCCACGATTAACTCGAATACTGATACTTTGGCGGTTGTTGGTGGGGGTACAGAAGCGACAGCTTTGAGGGTAACTATCGCCAACAACTCGACTGGAGTAGTCTCGGTAGACGACAACGGAGGAGCATTAACTGTCGACGGCACAGTCGCAGTATCGAGTGTTGGAGGAACCGTCGCCGTTACACAATCGGGCACATGGAACGTAACGGATGTGTCTGGAACAGTATCACTTCCAACAGGAGCGTCAACACTAGCCGAACAGCAAACCCAAACAACGGCACTTCAGCTAATTGATGACACCGTGTATGTCGATGATGCCGACTGGACAGATTCAACCTCAAAGCATTCTCTGGTTGGAGGTCTATACCAATCGACACCACAGACAGTTACCGATGGAGATGTAGCACCATTTAATATAACAGCTAACGGAGCACTCCATGTGTCGGATGGTGGCGGAGCGCTAACGGTAGATGGTACTGTGACCGCCAATGCGGGGACGAATCTTAATACTTCTGCACTCGCCTTAGAAGCCGGCGGTAACTTGGCGGCAGCAGCAACCTCTCTCGGAAACCTAGACAACTCGGTCGATGGTAACTACTTGAATGTGAATATGAATGTAGCCGGAACTGATGTTGTAAGCGGATCGGGTACAGCAACAGGAGCTTTGAGAGTTGAACTCCCCACCAACGGAACTGGCGTGATCGCAACAGTGGGCGCGGTTACAGCTATCACTAACGCACTCCCCGCCGGCACAAACGCTATTGGTAAACTTGCAGCCAACTCTGGGGTAGATATTGGAGACGTAACCCTAACCGCAGGAACCGCCGCCATTGGCAGTTTGCTTCCATCCGATATTGATGTAACAGCACACACTAATTATGCACGTAAGTATTACACAAGTGCAGGAGCCGCCACAGACGGCATTATCTGGAGTCCCGCAGCGGGTAAGAGGTGGCACGTAGTAACGATGTATATAAACGTGTCTGCAGCAGCGACAATAACACTGGAAGATGATAAGTCGGGTGGAGATGATCCGGTCTGGAAAGGTGAAATCGCAGCCAACTCGGGAGTGGTTCTTAGTTTTACAGAAAGATACCCAATGGCGTCAGGCGAAGACGCAGCCGACCTAACCATAACTACCACGGCGGGAAATGTATATTGCACCGTGGTCGGCTATGAAGTATGAGGATTTGACAGCGGGATATGAGATTTGTTATCATATCTTATGTCAAGTAAAGTCCAGAGGTCTGAGAACTGGTACAAGGCTGTTAGTAAGCCCAGACCTCAACATGTGAAAGATGCGATCAGTAAGGCTCAGAGGGGAAGGAGGCATCAATTAAATGAGGGGTTTCAGAAGGGACATAAACCATTTTCTGAAAAGGGAAGATTTTACAAAGGTCAGCCATCTTGGAATAAGGGTACAGGCAAGGGCTCAGATCCCGTTAAATTGAAGTTACGAACTTATAGGGCGAACGCAAAGAAAAAGAATATGGTTTTTGAAGTAACACTAAAACAAATGGATGAGTTTCTTAAAAGTGAATGTATTTACTGTGGGGGTTCGGCAACAGGAATTGACAGAATAGACAACTCAAAAGGATATATTGATGGGAACATGCAACCGTGTTGTGGGGTTTGCAATCACATGAAGTGGAATCTGACACACGAACAATTTATTTCGAAATGTAAACAAATTGTCACTTGTGTAGGATATGAAATTTAATTTGAATAGTGGCAAAGATACCAAACAGAGTTTCAAACACAATCTCGCAGAACTACGAAAAGCGGGATAACACTTTTATTCAGGAAAAGAAGTCGAACCCCAAGGACAGAATCGAAGTAGAAATCGGTGACTCCAAAACTCCAGACAGTTTTTTACCTCAAGTAAAGGTGATGCGGTGGGACAACGAAGTTAACGCTTCATTCAGATATGTAGACACAGAGCTAGGCGAAGCTCAGATAAGGACTGAGGGCAAAGTAATCAAGTATGTCAAACCAAAGACCGAGTTTCGTGCTTACGACCTTGATCCCAAAGAGGGGTTGGAAGATGGCGGACTTGAGATAGAGCTACTCCTAAAAGAAAAACCCGACACAAACAAGTTCGAGTTCACGCTCCAAACCAAAGGACTGGACTTCTTCTACCAACCCGAACTTACACAAAAGGAAATAGACGAGGGCGGTTCAAGACCCGATGATGTGGCTGGTTCTTACGCTGTTTATCACAAGACTAAGGGTGGAATGAACCGAGCCGATGGAATGGAATACAAGGCTGGTAAAGCCTTCCACATCTACAGACCATTCGCTTATGACGCTAACGGGGATGGTATTTACGCAGATTTGAATGTTGATGTAGAAGCGGGGATTCTAACCGTAACTGTAGATCAAAAGTTCTTGGACAATGCTGTCTACCCAGTGGTGGTTGATCCTACGTTTGGGTATACGACAAATGGGGGCTCAAGTGCAGGAATTGCAGGCAGAAACGATATGTTTGAAACTTGGACTGAATCAAGACTTGGTGATATTTATGCAGGAGCGGTTGGAACATTAGATAAAATATCGGGTGTATTTAATTCTACTGCGAGTAGAGATATTAAAGTATTTTTGAATACAAAAGACAGTGGAGGTTCGGGAAATCACGGGCAGGTTGCTGTTGTCGAAGTGGCAAATACCACATTTGCCAAAGCCGCATTTACAGATTTTACTGCTGGTGGAGAATCAATAAGTGCAGTTGATTATATTTTAAATGCCGAAACAAATTCATCAGAGATTGCCGATGGCGAGTCTATAACATTAGACTACGACACCGTAACTGCTAGGGCAGGTTATAGTGAAGCATATAGCTCTGGTTCTTTCAAATATGCTTCTCCAGAGAGCCCTTGGCTAGTTGCGTCTGGAAGCAAAACGCAAAAATTATCCATCTACGCCACCTATACAGCAGGATCAATTACAGTAATCAAAGACTTCTTGGGGAGTGGATTTATACCGTTTGCGAGATGAGGTAAATATGCGGAAATTATCAATTATCGGTAGGGGAGAGTGGGGGAGAGGCTAATTCGTGCGTAGAGTGGGTGACATATTCAGTAGGGGATAGGGGTGTGATATAATCAAAAAGAGCAATCTAGCTCGCCCGAAGTGGCGGGCTTTTTCTTTTTATGAGCGCAGGACGACTTACATATACCGACCTATTTAATGACTTCCTACAAAACACGGGGAATTTGGCTAATTCTGCCGATACTAACTTGATTGCGTTTTTTAAAAGACACTTAACCTCTCGTTATCAGTTGGTGCTTTCCAAACTAACCAACTACACGACCCAAAAAACAAAGACCGCTTCAACAGTCGCAGACCAGCAGTTCTATCACTATCCCCCTGGTGTGGTAAATATTGAATCAGCTACTGTTACTGTGGGCGGTGTGGCTTACCCACTTAACGTGATCAATTCCCAAAAAGAGTGGGACAAACTGAATGAGTTGGATTTTAGTGATACTGCGATACCTACATATCTGTTCCCTAGACGAGACGATTTCGGAATATGGCCTGTACCGCAAGATGCGTACACCATAACATTTAACAGCCATCTCCGAGATCGGAGCCTTACAACGGCCGACTATACGACCGGAACCGTTACTGCCACCCAAAACAGCGCGACGCTAACTGGGTCAGGCACGACTTGGACCGCCGCAATGGTTGGCCGCTGGTTCAAGGTAGATAACGACGGCTACTGGTACAGGATCAGTGCGTTTGGTAGTACGACCAGCTTGACGATTGAATCGGTTTATGAAGGAACAACCGTAGCTGGTGCAACTTACGTTATTGGTGAATCACCAGAGATACCCGAGGAAGGACACATTTTGATCTCTTACGGAGTAACGGCCGATTACTTCGGTGGGCCAAAGAAAGACAAAGAACAGGCTAAGTATTGGGAAAATATGTTTTGGACAGGATCGGGATCGGTTACACCGCTTATGGGCGAGGATATGTCTAACGTGGGCGGTCTAATGGGATTACAGAAGAAGTATGCATCGAGATCAGATAGTAGGTTGATTAAGAGGCGATCCAAAGGACAAGATACGGCAGACAACAAGATTTGGGCAACAACGCTTTCATGATATGGCTAAACAGACACTTACTATTACCGACTTCACGGGAGGCATAGGAACTCTCGGAGAAAAACGCGACAAACCAGGGTCTGCAAGATTTACACAAGGACTCAATCCGTTCGAGGACAATTCGTATATAACACTCGCCGCCGAGTCCGAAAAGATATCTTCAACCACAATAACCGCTATTCCCTACTTCATGGTTGAGGGTAGACCGTACGCAAATTATCGTTACGTCGGGGATGGCTCAGGAAAACTCTACTCAGTTGATGCTAGTCAAGTAGTGGCCAACATACACACCGCCTCTGATCCCTTCATTACGGGTTTGGCCGTTTATGATGATTATTTGTACTACGCAACATCTGACAATATTGGTCGACGCGGAAAACTATCCGGTACACCAACAAATAATGATGATCTGACTTCGTGGGGACCAGTTGCCGATCTACAAATTTCTGGAGGAGGTACTGGAGCATCTGATTATGTACCGCCCACGTCTATAGCAGAGACGGCCGCGGCAAGACAAACCTTTACACCTACGCTTGATCCCATCTACTCTATCACCATTGACGTTGATGTGGTGGGGAGTGGCAACTGGACAGTAACGGTTCATGACTCAAAAAACACTCTGATAGGTAGTAGCACGATTTTAAATGCGGCAATGGCAACTGGTGATAAGGAATTTACATTTACATCACCTCTACGTGTTGTCAGACACAACGAATATCACTTTCATGTCACTTCAACCGTAGCCGATGGTGGAGTTGATACCAATGTGGCTACCGATCTTGAAGGTGCAGAATATGTGGTTGAGTTTAGTCCTCTGATTGAAACGTCTACCAATTCACACCCCATGACGGTTATCGATAACGATATTCTAGTAATCTGTAACGAACGCTATCTAGCGACTTGGGATCAATCAACTTATCACCCCAATAAGATAACTTTCGCAGCAGGACACCAAGCGATCACAATGGCAAACTTCGAGGAGTTTATTGTCGTGGGAACGATCAAGGGATCGTACAGCTCGCCAACTGGAGGCAATCTGTATTTTTGGGATGGTATATCGCCTTCGTTTACGTTTTCGATGCCTGTTACTGTGGGTGCTGTACGTTCAATTATGAATTACAAGGGAAATCTGGTCGGTGTCTATGGCAATCGAGGAGCAATCTATCAGGGTTACGATCCGTTTGTAAAGATCGTTGACGAGGTGCAAAACCTAGCGCGAGACTCATACGTTGTGCCAGATACAAGCGGTATGACTGAATACTATGACAGGCTCTTGATTGGTTTTGGGTCAACCGATGACGCGACATTTAAGCAGGGTGTGTATGAGCTTGGACAGCAAACCAGTGAGACACAGATTGCTTATAACTTCCCTTATCAGATGTCTACAGGAACGACACAATCGGTAAGTGCAAATGTCTCATTTGTTAAGTCTTTTGGTACTGATTTGTACTTCGGGTGGAAAGACGGCGCAAGTTACGGGGTCGATAGGGTGAATCCTGGGAGTGGACCTATTGGCGCGGCGAATTACGAAAGCCTTATCTTTGACGGAGGGAACACCAAGAAAGAGAAACTCCTACATAAAATTACTGTAACTTTTGAACCCCTCGTGGCTAGTGAGACTATAACGCCCAAATACAAAATAGACAGGGCGGCATCGTTCACAAACGGCACGACTCAATCTACCGTAGGTGAAACCCAAGCCGAGATCAACCTAGACGCAAGATTCAAGGAGTTGGAGGTAGGGTTCGACATCGACGAGGACAATACAAACTTTCCCAAGATTACAGGCATTGTCATTGAATACGATGATCTGTCAGAAGAGGGGGATGACTAATGACAACCGATAGGGAAAGGATCAACCAAAGGAATATTCAACCCTCCGGACTCACACGTAGATTGCAGTTCTCTCCTGAACAGGAGAATCTAGTGGTTGTTTACCCGATACGTGTGGGCAAGCAGGGGGCTTATACAGATATACAAGGCGCAGTTGACAGGATTAAGGAATTGGGGGGCGGCACGGTGTTTATTAGTTCCGGTACTCATAGGGTTACATCAGATATCACACTCTATTCAGGTGTGTCACTGGTCGGAGAAAACAGCCAGAGGTCGATATTAGACTTTATCGGAGAAGATAGACGAATAGTCATTGACAGGCACGATAACGACGTAGTAACTAATGTCGTGGTCAGAGATCTGAAGATTACCAATAGAGTAGGAATTTCTCAAGGGGCTATCTATATTAACGATTCCGATAGTGTAAGAATTGAGAACAACTACTTCTACGGCAACACCGGCAGTTACGACATCTATGTTGGGAGTACCTCGAACGACAATCTTGTTGTTGCGGGTAATTTAGCAGAATCGGGTACATCGTTTCTCTATGTTAACGACTCCAATCCTATCGAAATAACATCCAACGTCGTAAGGACCTACACTTCTAATGCGATATATCTTGTCGGTGCTGTTGTGTCTGTGTCGAACAATACTTTTTCTGCAATCACCGGAGATGTCATAAAGGTAGAGGATTTGATATCTGAAGGACGCATCTACTCAAATTATCTTCTGAATTGTGGCGCAGACGGTTTTGATCTGGGTGGTACGGAAAACACGGTAATTATGGGGAATTACATAGATGGTACAACGGGAAGCACCGTTGGTATCAAACTTGAGGGAGCGGTTTGGTGTATCGTATCTAGCAACCAGGTCAAAAGCTTTGGTGGAGATGGAATTGATTTAGGTGCTTCTGACGAATGCGTTTTGAACGGCAATATACTATATAACAATGGCGGCTATGGTATAGATATTCCAGGTGCTACTGCTGTAGAAAATCTCGTTACGTCTAATGTTTTCAGTGGAAATTCGTCTGGGGGGCTTAACGATGCTGGAACCAGTACCACAAAGGCAAACAACATCACGACATGACATTGAAATTAACTATTGTGGGACTACTTATGATAATCACGGGATTGGTCTTCATCATCATCTGGCAACGAAACTTTGTCCAGCTCCAGCCGTTACAGTGTCCCAAGTATGGAAACCACTATGCTTAATCGGTATGATATAATTGTTTATTGGGAATTTACCCCGCCAGTTGTGCGGGGTTTTTCTTTTTAAAATGCCACCAAGCGATATTAGAGACATCTATAGAAAACAAGGCTGGAATGATTCGGCTTCAATTGAAGCCGATATCAAAGCTGGTGGTTGGAAAACTAAAGTTCCTCAAACAACTCTCCCCACATCGGTTGCGCCCACATATACTGGACCTACAACTGCACAGCTTATCGAACAACAAAAGGGGCAAGGCGAGCAATTCATGGGGAAGTTGTCTTCTGCTCTACCCGCAATCAGATCAAGACTTGAGGGTGATTTGAATTTACCATCACTCAGGGACTCTGCGTTCAACCTTACCCAGACTTTAAAAAGCATCCCTGGTAACGAGAATAAGATCGCCGATCAGGTGGGCATCTCCGCACCTAGACTTGCAAAGAGGGTTGCACAAAAACAGTCTGAGTTAGCACCTTCGGTTCAAGACGCAGTTTCACAGGCTCAATTTGCGGAAGGGGAGTTTACTAAGCGTTATGGATACGAGACTCAACCCTATCAATTTGAGTTCGATCTACTTACAGACAGATTTGCACGAGAAGCCACTGGGTACAGTTCTGAACAACAAAGAGGTCTTGATCTACTACTTGCCAAGATGAATGAGGGTCTTCAGTTGACACTCGCCGAACAGAATAGAGCAAGCCAATTAGCCGAGTCGGAGAAAGAGTATGAAAGACAAAAAGAGTTGATGAAAATCCAGACAGACGAAAGTGTCAGACTTGCACAGGAACAAGAGAAGATCAAACAAGCAAGCAAGAAGTCGAGCTCGGGGTCTGGCGCAATAAGCTATCTAAAGCCCAATATGTCTACTAATCAAGGAGCAATAAACACACTCTGGAATAGCTAACATGGCGTTATCACAGCAACAGATCCAACAGTTTACAATGAAGGCTAAACAGGCTGGATTTTCTGATGATGAGATAGTAGCCGAGATAGCGAGAAAGTCAGCAGAGGTTCAACAAGCTCCACAATCGACACCGCAACCCACAGTTGCCCCGCCTCCACAGCAAGTACCTCAAAAGAGTTTCGCAGAGAATGTGGGTGGGGGCGTTATCAATCTGGGTAAGGAGTTGTCAAAGCCGTTTACCCGCACACTGTCCAACATTGGAACAGCGGGTATTGCAGTTCCACAATCAGCCATCGCAGCAATGGTGAGCAAAGTCAACCCAGAGAAGGGTGCTCAAATAGCATCAAAAGACATCTTAGGTACTCAAAGCCTAGCACAGGAAGTAGCCAAAGACCCCAAAAAGGCAATGACTCAACAACTCAAGGATTCGGTAAATGTTGCGTCTTATGCAGTGCCGTTTGGTAAAGCAAGAACAGGAGCCAACATTGTTGAGAGAGGACTTACAAAAGCAGTCTTGCCTGGTGCGGGTGTGGGAGCAATGCAGGGACTGTCTGAAGATGATGTTACTGCTGAGGGAGTTATAGGGAATGCAGTATTGGGAGGAGTGGCGGCAGGTGTTTTGGGTGGAGCAGGAAAGGTTGCAAAAAAGGTTCTCGGAAAGGGTGGAAGTAAAGTAGCTAACGCCGGCACGAACGCTAGAACGGGTAAGGTTACACTGAAGTCATCCATGTCTGGAGCACGCCGAGAAAAGGAAGTCGTTGAGGTTCTGAAAAAGTACGGCATCAAAGGAACACCACAGAAGCGATATGAAATGCTTGAACCGACTGTTGAAAAGATAAGTGGACAGGTAGACTCCGCACTATCAAAGAACCCAAAACAGGTAACTCTTACAGAGGTCGAGGAAGTCTTTAATAAGAAGATCGCAGAAGCTGTTAAGCAGGGAGATTTGACACTACCCGAGGCACAACAAGCATTTAGAGAGTATTTCGGCAATGTCGCTCAAGTCGATCCGGCATTGTTTCAAAATGGGGTAAGTGACACACAAAGACTATTTTCGCTAAAGAAAGATGTTCAGGCGGCGACAAGTCAGGTTGCAGCAGCGATGAAAAAAGCCGAAAACAAGGCAACATTGACACCTACTCAAAAGTCGATGAAGGCGATTAGGGATTCACTTGATGAGGTAATTACGATAGCCAATCCCGAAGTAAAAGAGTTGACCGTTGATCAGAGTAAATTGTATGAAGCCGCAGTATCTCTTGGGATACAGAGAAAAACAGTACCAACACAAAGGATTCTTGGAATCACTGTGCCAAAATCCCCAGTCAGTAATGCGATTGATAAAGTGGGAGCGGGGGCAGAATTGGTAGGGAAGGCTTCAAGTACAGCGGGCAAATATTTACCCGATATAGCCGAAAGTAATCTAGGTGGTCAAATCGCCACTCGAGTTCCGTTAGTCCTTAGTAATGGCATCCCACAGCCAACACAAAACGCCGAAGGCATAGAAAGCAGCGTAAATAATTACAATGGCAGCAATAATATTAAAAGCCAAGCTAATCAAAATTTGTCACCCCCCATCGGTGGCGAACTACCACCTCTTGAGGCGAATTATATCACAGGCTACTCACCCGAGCAGTTGTATCAGGGTTATATGGACGCTCTGGGTGCAGGAGACACGGATGCCGCAAAGCAATTGATGAGCTGGTATGAAGATGAAACCGCATATCAAAAGACCCAAGGGGGAGCAGGTAAACCACTATCTGGACCCAATTCGGTATTATTCAACAAAGCACAAACGGCTATTAGTTCACTCGACAGGATCGAACAGTTATTGGAGACCAATCCAGGAGCTTTGTGGGGAAAGAAGTTTAATCCACTTAATCAAACTGGTAGGGTAATGGGAGCAGATATTGCTTCAGCAATCGACATACTTGGATTCTTTAGAACTGGCGCGGCCATAACACCAGATCAGAGGAAAGACTACGAATATATGTTCCCTAGTCCACTGGATGATGAAGCCACGAGACAGGCGAAATTAGACAACTTGAGAGATGAGTTTGAAGGTTATGTGGATGGGTTAAATCAATCGAGAGGGGTGACAGACACGTTACCCACTACTCCTCAAGCGTTATATTGATTATGTAAAGTTGTGATATAATCTTGTAGGAGCAGTTTAGCCCACCGAAAGGTTGGGCTTTTTTATTGAAATGGAAAACACAGGCAGTTTTGGATCAGCAATCGGAGGAGGATCGGCAATCGCGGAAGCGATGTCAAGACGTGGTATGGGTGGTGGAGCCACGAACCAAGTATCCCCCGCGTCAGCGACATTTGATCCTTCTACTCAACCAAGCCCCCAAGCGACGAACTCGGTTGCAGCAACACCCGCAGCGGGTGGGGGAAGTACACCTTCTGCGGGTGTGCCAGCCGGATCATTTGAGGCAGAGACTATTATTAAGGCTCTTGATTCACGCCTGAAATCACTCAGCAAAATCGACGAGGCTAAAAGTATCCCCCAAAAATTAGGAGGGTTCTAACATGGTGAGCACTAATTGGTCTGATACCACCACCAACTCCACGAACTGGTCAGATGCAACTACCAACGCGACCAACTGGGAAAACGATGACGAATCAGCAGGGATAATTTTACTTGAGTCAGGAGATTACGTTTTAACCGAAAACTCGGAATATTTACGATTAGAGTAATGGCAAACACAAAATTATCAGCATTAACAGGATTAGCCACAGTCGCATCTGGGGACACGTTATATATTGTTGACGTATCCGACACAACCGATGGAGCAGACGGTACAAGTAAGAAGATTACACAAGCCAATCTTGTCTCGGGTTTGGCAGCGTCTGGAGCAAACACTGACATCACGTCACTTGCAGGATTAACTACTCCAATAACAGTTGCACAGGGCGGATCGGGAGCAGCCACTCTAACAGGCATTTTAAAAGGCAATGGAACATCTGCATTTACGGCCGTGACGGCTCCCTCAGGAACAATAGTTGGTACTACCGATTCACAAACACTTACAAATAAGACACTAACCGCACCTGTCATTGCAACTATTTCTAATACCGGAACTGTTACGCTACCTACGGCAACAGACACTTTGGTTGGGAAGGCTACCACAGACACTTTAACCAATAAAAGTATTTCGGGTTCTACCAATACTCTTACCAATATTGGAACAACAGCCATCACAGACGCTGCGGTTACCAGCCGCAAGATGAAGCTGGACAAGATCCAATATGTGACGATAGGTGCTGTAGGGAGTTTGTCGAGCACAAGCTACGCAGACTTAACAGGATTGACATCAACCTTTACTCCAGATGTTGCATCAAACTTGTTAGTTATGTACTCAGTAAACACCTACAACTCCGATGTCGCGGGAGTCAACAGTTTCATATTAGACCTAGATGGAGCAGATCAGGGCAATGACCCTAATATGTCTATTGGTATTCCCGTGGCAAGTGAAGCCATAGACATAGCTACGTTTGTGTGGATTACGGGAGTTACAGCTGCGGAACATACACTCAAGGTTCAGTACAAAGTATCAGCAGGATCAGCTGCGGTCAACTACGGCCGAATGATCATCATTCCGTTTGCCAGCTAATAATGACCAATGAAGAAATTGAACAAAAGATTATTGAACTGGAGAGGGAGATTCGCGCAGCACGTAGGGCGTGGCGTATTGATTACAACGAACTCACTGAAAGGCTTGACAATATGGGTATCAAAAACCTTACAGAGATTGCGAAAGGGTTATTCGCGCTCAAAGAGGAGGTCAACACGCTAAAGAAAAAATATGACACAAACAAGGGGACAAAAAAATGAAATCAAACTCAATGTTATGAGTGAACAAATCAAAAACATCCAGAGGGATATAGAG